TAGTACATTAATCACAAACGAAATAAAAATAGAGTATACTACAAAAGGGCATACTACTTTACTGGAAACAGTAGAAGATATGAAACAACAGTTAGGAGAATACTAATGAGTAGAGATAATAATACAGTATGGATCAGAGCACATTTAACTTATGTATCTGATAAAGCAATTCAATTTATACCAGCTAATACAAAGGAAAAGTATTGGCTACCAAAATCACAAATTGTTAATTTGGAAGATGTATTAATAGAAGGAGAAGATTTTGAATCTTATATAGATATAGAAGCCAAGGAATGGATAGTACAAAAGAATAATATACCTACTGTAGATGAAACAGGAGAAGAGGGAAATGAAGTAGAGGAATTAAATTTTAATGATGATGAAGAGATAACTTTTTAATGTCTTGGATTAAATCTATAACGATATATGGCAAAGTAAGAATGTTTGAATATCCTTTATTGGAGAATACTAATATGAAAAAATTAGATAATACCTTTTTCTGTGTAGATCATAGTATAGAAAAGGAGTATTTACCCGGTAGACCAGCACATATAAGTAATTTATATTGTCCACAATGTGAAAAAGAAAAACAAGCCACCTTAAAAGAAAAGAATAGTAACATCCATAACACACTCATGGAACGTGGTAGACGTTATGGTAAATTTTATGAACATGCCATTATTACTTGGCAGATTAAACATGCTATGCAATCACATAGAAACTGGGAACATTTGACCGTATCACAGAAAGAAGCTCTTGATATGATAGCACATAAGATAGGAAGGATTGTAAATGGCGATCCTAACTATGCTGATTCATGGCATGACATCGCTGGATATGCAACTTTAGTGGAGAATGAGCTTAATGAAAACACATCAAACAATAACTGAAATTCCTTTCTTTGAAGGAATGAATGCTGCAGTGTATGGAAAAGATATTAATCCATATCCACCTGGTTCTAAATCTGCAGAAGATTGGGTACAGGGATACCGTGGAATAATAGCCTGTGCACAGGAGATAAAGAATGAAACCTTCACGGGATCAACTAGCTAATAGATTACGATATGCTACAACTGCACAATGTGCTGCTTTTTATGGAGTGCATAATTCCACAATGACTGAGTGGATAGCAGAATTTGGACTTAAACCACAACCCATTCCATTGGATGATAAAATATTAATACTCAAGTTATATTATCTAGAGGGCATGGCACCACGTTTAATTCTACGAAAATTTAAAGAGGAGATTACTATACTTAGTACGAGGATGATACAAAATATTGTCAAACCACGAGACGATAAAATTAAACAATCATTAAAAACATATGATGAAGCATTACAATATCATATCACTCAACATCTAAAAAAGGAAGAAGCTAATGGATACTAAAGAGATTATTAAAAAGCAATTGACTCTGAGAGAGTATAGAGGTTATCTTAAAGGTACTATATTAGAATTACAATTAAATATAGGACCACATCTTACAGCTACAGAAATAGAAAATCAGTTGAATATTATCAAGAGCTATGAACGTGAGTTAAATAAATATACTGGTCAGTATTCTTGAATTGGAGATTAAATAAAATAAATATATTTAAAAATTATAGAAAGAAAGCTATTCAACCTATGCGTACATATATACCAGGTGAAGATATGATAGGTATTTCAGTCTCTTCTAAAGATACACTGGAAGAAGGCGGTATGTACACAAATTAAGATTATTAACGAGGAAATTACACAGAAATGAACATACTATGTATATATCATGCAGATTGTTTAGATGGCTTAACTGCAGCCTGGATCGTTAGACAAACATATCCAAATGTGCTATTTCATTCAGCAAAATATGGAGATTTGCCCCCTCTCATTTTAATGGATAAAGAAACTAAAGTTATTATAGTAGACTTTAGTTATCCGCAAAAAGAAATGGAAAGTATCGAATCTATAGTAGACTCTGTACACTTGTTAGATCATCATGAATCTGCAATTAGAAAATTAGATAAATGGAAACAGGCTCTCTATACAACTACAATATTAGATACTACAAAGAGTGGAGCTATTCTTACATGGGAGTGGTTCAACGAAGGTAAACCTATACCAGCGTGGATTCAAGCTGTAGGAGATAGAGATATATGGGAATTTGAACATCCATATACTAGAGAGATATGTGAATATATCTATTCTAAACCACTAACACTAGAGTGGTTAGATGAAATACATAACACATCTGTAGAAGAGTTAATTATAAAAGGTAAAATATTATGGAAACCTAAAATGGATAGATGGCTTAAAAGAATTAAAGATGATGCCTATCGTACACAGATATGCGGCTATGATGTACCCATTATCAATGTTCATTATACAGAAGGTGTTAGTGAAATACTGAACATAATGGCAGAAGGTGAACCCTTTGCTGTAGGTTACTATTACTCAAAGGAGCATATTGTCTATTCGTTTAGATCAAAGAAAGACCAACCACAAAGTATTAATGTTGCAGAACTTGCAGAGAAATTAGGTGGTGGTGGACATAAACATGCCGCAGGTTGGAAGGTTAATAGAATATGAAACTCCATCAAATAACTAAGGATTAGTAGGTGAATCAATCTAATAACAATGCTGTATCTACTTTAAGCTCCAAGGAGGGAGCTTATACTTTCTTTGATGCCTATATGCAGTATGTGGGAATAACTGAATCACCTGCACTTTATCACAGGTGGACTGCATTATCAATTATAGGAGCATTAATAGCACGTAAAATTTATTTTCCTTTTGGTCATTCTTTTATATATCCAAATCAGTATGTATTACTTACTGGAACTCCAGGAGCACGTAAAGGTACTGCTATTAAGATAGGAACTAATCTACTACAGGAAATTGATTATCCACATCTTGCTCCTAATAGAGCTGCTAAAGAAGCATTCTGGGTTTGGATGGCTAAACATGGAATACAAGATTTATCTGTAAATGATGATCAAGATATGGATAGTTGGGTATTTAATTTGCAGTCTGAACAGGATACTATAACGGAAGCCTATATAGCACAAGATGAGTTTCTTGATTTTATTGGATCTAATGATAAAGACTTTGTAACTAATTTAGCAAATTTATGGGATAATCTTCCTAAATATGATAATCCTAAAACACGAGATGATGATGTTTATATTCCTAATCCTACATTAAGTATACTATCTGGTATAACACCTACAGGAATTGCAGAGGGCTTTAAAGTATTAGCTGTAGGAGGTGGATTCTTTTCACGTATTATATTTGTATATACAGATCCAACAGGGGTTAAAATTACATATCCAACTAAACCATGTGAACAATTTAAATCATATCTTACACAACACCTATTGAATATAAAAGAACTTGAAGGTGAATTGATACTAACTAATGAAGTCCGTGATCTTATAGATCAAATTTATAAAAAAGCTCCAGGTATGCCAGACCGTAGATTTCAATATTATAATGAACGTAGACTTACACATCTTATTAAACTTATTTTAATTCTTTCTGCTTCTCGTTTGACTTTAGAACCATCTATACAAGATGTAATACTTGCAAATACTATATTGTATAACACTGAAATAAATATGTCAAAAGCTTTAGGTGAGTATGGTAAATCTAGATATTCTGAAGTATCTAACTCTGTATTAGTTCTACTTAATAATTCACCTAAACCTTTGTCTGTACGAGAAATATATAAAGAAGTTGGGAGGGATTTAAATAAGTTTAATGATATATTAGATATTATAGGAAGTCTTCTACAACAGGAGCGTATTCAACGTATTACAGGCACTAAAGGTGCCAAGGAGGTTTTATATTTACCTAATAATATAGCTATATCTAAATGGCAAGATGATTTAATTGATATGAATTTGTTATACAAAAATGAACAGTCTATATGGACAGGAGAAATAGAATGACACATAGTACACTTAATGACCTTATTCGTACATTCTTTATTGATACAGATCAAGGACCGGAACTTGCAGAATTTACTATACTGCCTATTAGTCAGGTAGTAGAGAAAATTGAACAGTCTGATGTTACTTTATGGCTTAGTTGGGCAGGTGGTGTACTTCTTACAGAAGCTATCAAGAAAGTTAAAGAAGCTGATGAGTATAATGTGGAATTACCTGTAGATAGTGAAGAGGACCAGATTAATGTAGAAGATGTATTAACAGAACAGGAAAAGGCTATGCTTTATGGAGCCTTTCTGGTAAGTAGTGGTGGTAATTATAATTATGAATCCGAATCAGAGTCTGAATAAGGAATAATGAAATGACAGGAGAATGGTATAATAAATATTATGGTGATAAAGAAACAGAGGATTTCAATAAATGGTGGATTAAAAATTATCATCGAATAAGTAGATGGGATAATAATCCTGAAAAATATTATGATTGTAGAGCTTATACATTATTAGGATGGTTAGCTGCACTGGATAGTATTGAGAGAACCTATCAGACAGAGGGAAAAATATAATAGGAAGATAGTAAAAAAAAAAGCCCCCAAGGACGGGGGCTAAAGCGCTGGAGAGTCAATTACCATATGTAGCTGCTATCTCACTGATAGCTGGTTGTTTCTGAGAATAATCTTCTAATCGCTGTGCATAATTTTCATGTAATGAAGTATATGCAGTTTTAAGAATAGTATTCCATCCTTTATAAGAACCTTTCTCTAAATACTGTTGCATTAGAGTACCAAGTTGATCCATATTCTCTCCATTGATAACAACTCTTCTTACATCTTTAATTATCTTCTGTTGTCTATCACGATCAACTTTATTATAGTAACTAGTTTTATATTTTAGTTCTCTAAGCACTTGTTCTTCTAAGGGTCTAGTACCAAATATTCTAGCTCCTACTGCCCAAGGTTCATCCCACAAATCTTCATCAATAACTTCACCTTTATTATCGTAACTTTTACCAAGTATAAACTGTTCTGTATAACGTGCTCCAGGCCTCCATAGTTGTTGTGCTGCTACTCCTTGCATAGCTGCTGTAAACATATCTTTAATACCACCACCTGTAGCAACTGCTCTATATGTGTCTCCAATAGTTCTAACACCTACATCTATGGCTTTGACTACTGTGTCTATAGAAGCAGGAAGAAAACCTAGTCCTGCTGGTGTGGATAGAGAAATTGGCGCTCTAGGATCAATGGATGCACGTGTGAATAATCCAGAACCAAATACAGTAGATGGAATACCAAAAAGCATAAACTCAGCCAAAGATCTAGATTGATGCTCATTATTTCCAAAGATTTTATATACTGTAGTACTTATATCATTATGGTCTTCTGAAGCATATACTCCTATAGCTTGATTAAATTCTTGAAATAGTGGCAATGCTTCCATACCAAACATAGCAGAGTGTCCAGCTAACATCTGTGCTATTGCTGCTTTATCTCCAGCTTCTACATAACGATATAAATTCTGTCCTACTGTGAGCATAAATGTTTGGTACAGTCCAATTAACTGTCCAAAAGCTCCCTGAAACATAGCAGGCTTCTGACGTGCAGTATAGTTACCCATAGTTCTAGTAACGAAAGCACCTGCATGGCTTACTAACATATCCATAGTAGCAGTAGGGTATTTATCTTTAGCGAGTAAATAACCAGAAGCAAATGCAGCTTTACGTGTCCAATGTTCTGACCAATCAGAAGGCTTGGACATTAAGTTTACTAAATCATTATACTTTCTATTCCATCCATTATTATCCAAACGAGCAAGATCAGCAAGAGCTTCTGTAGCTTCAGAAACAATAGTCTTAACATATCCATGTTGTTTTGCTCTAGCCATAGCTTCTACAGCTTCTGGTGCTTTACTATACATAAATTTAGCAGAATCTATAAGATTCTTAGTTACATAGAATGCACCTTTACCTTCATGAAGATAACGTGCTTCTGCAGCAATAAGAATAGGAGCTGATAAAGTGGTTACCATTGCGTGTGCTAATTCACCAAAACGCAGATTCATAGTAACAATAGCAGATTGCTTTTTGGCTATCTGATGTAGAGCAGTATTCTGATTATAACGTAATTTCTGAGCTTGCTGGAATTCATCTAAGCTAGCCCAACTTGGTAAAATATGCTGAGCACGCATAGCGGAAGTCATAGCTTCAAAATCTGTTATACCATCTTTACCAGTAAGGTCTCTCCACAGTTTATTAGTTCCATTAATAGCTCTGTTAATATTTACAGTTACCATATTATTAGCCCAATCCATAGCTGGTGTTTCAGGTACTAGAGATTGATCTAATAGAGTACGATGAATAATATCAGAATGTGATATAGGCTTTTGTACTTTATGTGCTAATTGTTTACCCCCTGCCCTAGCTGCCTCTGTAGCTAATTCAGTAGCTTGCTCTAATGGAATGAATACATCTGGTAAAATAAGTTTAGTTAATGTCTTAACTTTGTTTGTAGTTGTGGATCTGAGATTATTAATAAAACGATCTATAGCTACATCTCCTGGAGCTTCTAGTTTCTCTATACCTTTTTTACCAGCAAAGGTATTAGAAGGAGAAAGATCATTAAGCTCAGCATGTCTATGAAGTAGATTCCATTCACCCATATCTGTATCTGTTCTAGTTTTTATTATATAATTTTCTCCTAACTCTTTACGATAACGTGCAACCTCAGACTCTAACTCGTCAGCAGTATTAGCTGCAATCATACGGATATTACTCGGTCTATCTTTATGTATAATAAAACCAGTAAAAGATTCTGTAGGATTAAAGTTAGGAAGCCACAATGGATTTCCACGTTGTGCAGGTTTACCTTGTATTTGTAAGATAGCACTATTTAATGCTTCCAGTTCTCTACGTATAGGTAAATAAGCTTTCCAGAAATCAGCATTCTCTTTTAATAGTACAATATCTTGATCGCTATTTTTATACTTTAAAAAGTCTTGTATTTCTATTCCATCTTCTGTTTTCTGAAAATTGCCTAAACCTATTTTTATTTGTCCATTATCCTCAACTATGTTTAATTTTTTACTGTCCTTAGAGCCTATACTGCCAAGACGTTGTTCAATCTGTGCCCATTGTTGACCTGCAACTTTATTCTGTTTCAAAGCTACTAGAGACGGTGTAAGCTCCTCACTAAAACGAATATTTAATTTGTTATAACCATTCTGTAACTTCTTTCCAAAATTAACAATACTATCCGCTACTGGTCCGAAAGTACGAAGAAGATGGTCTACTGATTGAATGACTACATTACGTGATTCAAGATTAGTAAGCAAGGGATTAATATTTTCTATGATAGTTTTAATATCTTCACTATCCCATACATCTTTCATGAGATATTCTAGTTCAGGACCACGAGAGTGTGTTGCACGTAATATATTATTTACATGCTCATAATGAAACTGTGATTGTGCTTTACGATCGAGTTGAATAACACCTTGTATCTCAGATTCTTTAGTACCACGAATACCAAGACCCGTAAGTTCCATAGTTCTATTTTTTAGTGTTTCATCAATATTATATCCAGCTTTGTATTTAGCTAATTTTTCTGTCTGCATAGGCAGAGAAAAACCAGCATGTCTCATAGCTTCTATGGTAGATACATCGAGATTAGTTTTAATAGCTATTTGTAAATCATGTGCTCCTATATCAGCAAGTTGCTTGGCTTCATACTGTTTCCAATCCCAGAGATATTCCTGCGCTTGGGAAAGAGAAAATAACTCATCATTTCCAATTTTAATTACTTTAGGAAATTCACTGCCTGTATCTGCATGTTGTATTATTTCCTGTAATTTACCAATTCCATATTCATCTTCACCTAGATTATATGCACTACGTAAACCATTATAATCTGCTACATCATTACGTACAGCTTGAGCACTTTCCATCCAAAATTTATCAGATTGTGCAGTATTTTGAGTACGTGTACTATAACGGACTTTAGATTTCAACGTGACATTTTTATTAAATGTACGAATTAAACGTTCATCTTGTGACATCGTCATAGCAGATAATGCTTCTATAGAACCAAGCATATTACCTTCTGCCCATGGATGTACTACTACAGCTTCAGAACTAGTATCTAGCATAACATCCAGATAATCTGAATATGGAGCAAAGTGATCTAGTCTATGTACATTTAGCAGTTTAACATTAGCTAGTTCATCTGCTTTCTTCCAATTTGGTTTTATGCCTTTAGTATTTCCGCTTATCTCTACAGGTAAATTAATTCTATCAGCTTGTAATAAATAATCTGCTGCCCATTGCCTCTGTGCTACACCTGCACCTTTACTAAAGATAATAGTAGTATCTAAATTTGTAGCTTGGACTTCTATACCTAAAGCTTTTTTAACAGCTTCTAATTCTTCTATTGATTTAGACTTGCTTCCTTTACTTGGAGTAATAAAGAATACAGAACTGGCAGAACTACCAGAATCAGCTACAAATTTACTACCTTGTATTTTTGCTACTTTATCTCTAGCTGCTTTTAGTTGATTTGAAGTGTCAAATAAATCTATACGCTCTACACCAGTAAATGCTTCAGGATTACTAAATGTCATTTTCATAAGATGATCACGTGGATCTGCTACCATTACATCATCATATTCACCTAAACGTAAATTGTGAGCATCCTTCTCTCTCTTTACTACTTTCTGTGTAGTATTATTAAATCGTTCTGATCCAATATTGTCAATAGTACGAGCTATATCAATTATGGTATTATTTAAAGATTTTTCTGTATATGCTTTTCCTACATCAGATTGTGATAGTAATTCAGCAGTACGCTGTATTTCTCCGTGTTGATATGATTGATACGCTATCCTATTTCCTTTAGTTAATCCTGGATATAGTACGTCAGTTACTTCATTATACTTATTTATTTCTGCATCTAATCTAGTGGAATTTGCAAATACTTCTTTCTTCTTCTGTATCCAACGTAGTGGACCCATTATAGCACCTAGACCAGTGCCTATTGCAAAATCTGCTAGTGAGTAATCCTCATTTATATAAGCATGTTGATTGTTGAACCACAAATAAGAGAGTTCATATAGAGCACCTTCAGCCATGCCATGTCCAAGTGTATGCCACTTTATATTATTAACCGCTTCTTTCCATTGAGCTGCTTGTTTTCCTTGATCTACTAATGTATTATAGGCTGTACTTTCCCACTTAGCCGCAGAATTAAGTCTAGAAGATAGGATAGTAGGTCCTGTCTTAGCCCATTTAAGTGCTTTTGCTACACCTACTCCAGGTAATACCATACCACCTAGGAATGAACCTAACTCCACCCCTTCTCTATGTTCATCATAAAATGAACCAAGATCCTCATTCATCCAATGTAATGCTTGAGATGTTCCATTACCTTCTATCTCATCATTATCAAACATTCCAAGAGTAAGAGAATCTGCAGTAGTTACCAGTGTATCTACTATTGTAGATGCTGCATAGTATGGAATGTCAGACCATTTAAAGCCTGAGGAAGATGATAATTCTTGACGATAAGAGAGTGAAGCTTCTTCTAATGATATCATGGTGCAGTACTCATATTACCCATTGTACGTGGTTCACGGGGTGTATTAGCTCTAAGTGCTAAGATAAGTGGGTCTGTTTTGTATCCTACTACTAATCCAAATGGTTTACCTTTTTCATTTACTCTATTAGTTACTTCCTCTAACATAGTATTCCATAATTGAGATAAAGGTAATATACGCATATTTAGACCATGACTAGCGTTATAATAGTCCACAACTAGTTGAGTTCTAATATAATCTAGTGCATTTGGTTCATTTGCCATTACTGCCAAATTGTTAATTCCTGTAC